TTGCACGTGATTTTATTTTTTGGCATTTCGTGTTCGTGAAATGAGACCTTTCAAAAAGTGTTGAAAACATGGCTTATCCCCTGTAACCAAGGAGTTTTAGCATGGTCAAGATAAATGTAAAACCTGAAATACACGAAATATATTTAAAGGATATTTTTCGTAATCCTGATAACCCGCGAGACATAGACGATGCGGCTCTTAAGGGACTACAGGCAAGTCTTGAGCAGTTTGGATATGTTGACTTGTTGGTAGTTAATAAGCGTAACATGTCGCTGATTGCCGGTCACCAGCGCTTTAATATTCTGCAGGAGGCGAAGGTGGAGAAGGTGCCTTGTATCGTTGTTGATGTTGACGATATGCGTCAACAGACTCTAAGTGTCACTCTTAATAGTCAGCAGATTTCCGGGTATTGGACAGCAGCGTTGATTCCTATTTTGGAAAGAATACGCCAAGAGTTTCCGGGTGATTACATTAATCTTAAGATGGATGGGTTAAGAGAGGAAATCTATGATCTTGAGGTTGAGTATTTAGGAGCTGGAAAGACGTTGCCTGATGACATTCCGGAGCCACCTAAAAAGCCGATCACGAAGAAGAGAGATTTGTGGATCCTGGGAAAGCATCGATTGATGTGTGGAGACAGTAGGAACGAGAAAGATGTGGCAAGGCTTATGGATGGACAAAAGGCGATTTTGTTTGCTACTGACCCGCCGTATATGATTGACTATACCGGTGCGGATAGACCTGTGGGTAAGGATTGGTCTGATGTTTATCATGAGGTTGACATTAAGGATCCTAAGCAATTCTTGCTGGATTCATATATAGCAGGATTGAAGCATGCCAAGAAGAGAGCGGCCCTTTATATTTGGCATGCTTCAAGCCGGGTTACTTTGATTCATGAGGTATTTAAAGAACTAAATTTACTTGCTCACCAAAATATAATATGGGTTAAGCCGATAGCTGCTCAGACTTTTTCTGTTTATCCCTGGCGCCATGAGCCGTGTTTGTTTGGATGGCAGAAAGGGAATAAGCCTTTCTTCAGAATATCACAGAATAAGATTGGTACAGTTTGGGTTGCGGGATTAACAAAAATGGGAGATCCTACTAGTCCGGAATATTATACGGATATCTGGGAGCTGGATTGGCAGGGGAAAAAGCGTTCTCCGAACCTGGGACACCCAACGATTAAGCCTACTGAGGTATTTGCTATACCGATGAGGGTACATACTAAGCTGGGTGATATCTGCTATGAGCCGTTTTCAGGATCAGGCTCACAGATTATAGCAGCTGAACGATTGAATAGGAGATGCTTTGCTATGGATAATCAGCCAATATTTTGTGATGTTGCAGTTAAGCGCTGGGAAGATTTTACAGGAAAAAAAGCTAAGTTATTAAAAAATAAATGATCTAATGTCATGGCATGAAAAAGAAAACACAAAGCCGGCCAAGCATACTAGAAGTTGCAAAAAAGAAACGGCATTATTTTCTTCTACAGAAACTCGCCGAGGGTAAACACTTCTCCCGTTCCGAATTAAAAGAATTAGAAAAGTTTGAAGGCGGTAGACTTCCTGTTGGTATCATTGATACTCAGGAGAAGCTGGCTAAGGTTCTTGGTGTTTCCACGAGGACGGTTCAGTATTGGGAAAAAGATGGCTTGCCGAGAACTAAGCAAGGATTCTATGATTTAAAGATGGTCCAGGACTGGCGGTTTTCTAATGATAAGCGTAGCAAGAAAAAGGGGCTTGATAAGAAAGAGGTAGATTATGAAAATGAGTATCGCAAGTATAAGGCGCAGCTGGCTAAGATGGATCTTGAAGAGAGGAAAGGTCAGCTAGTGCCGGTGAGAGATGTTGAGCATGAAGTTATTCAGGAGTTTTTAAGGATTAAACAAAAATTGTTATTTCTGCCAAAAATCATTGCAGCTCAGACTGTTGGTTTAGATATAAGAAAAGTAGAGAGTGTTTGCCACTCACGTATTGAGGAGATTATTAATGGTTTCTCTCAAGGAAAATTTGAAAACCCAAAAGAGCTCAGAAGAAAAATCAAGAAAAAGAAGTAAATTAGATTGGCTAAAGCTTAGATTTAAAATCTGGCAGCTGCCAAAGAAGGTTAGTGCTTCGGAATGGGCAGATGAAAGCCGCTATTTAGATATCAAGATGTCAGCTGAACCCGGCCGGTGGCGCACAGAAAGGACTCCTTACTTAAAGGGGATAATGGACGCGCTTACAGATCGTATGGTGGAGGAGATTACTATCAAGGCATCTACACAGGTTGGCAAGACTGAAAGCATATTAAATATGTTAGGGTATGTTATGGATCAGGATCCGGGACCTGCCCTTTTGGTTACGCCTCGGAAAGAGGATGCTAAAACGATTTCTTCCGATCGGGTAAAGCCTATGATTGAGTTGTCGCCCGCGCTTTCAAAACATTTAACCGGGTACGATGATGATATCACTAACTTTTCCATTGCCATTGACAGAATGACGCTTTATATGGCCTGGGCGCAAAGCCCGGCTGCTCTGGCCGGAAAACCTATCAGATACCTTTTTCTTGATGAGATTAATAAATACCCGCCATTTTCAGGAAAAGAAGCCGACCCTATAAAGTTGGCTACCGAGAGAACTCGAACCTTCTGGAATCGTAAGATAGTAAAGGTGTCGACACCAACCATAGAGGAAGGGTACATTTCCCGGGAGTATGAGAGATCAGACCAATGCAAATATTATGTACCATGTCCTCATTGCGGCAAGTATCAAGTGCTTGTATTTACGCAAATCAAATTTCCTAAGGATGAACGTAATCCTGAAACGATAAAAGCAAAGCGGCTGGCATGGTATGAATGCACTGAATGCAAAAAAGCTATCACTGATACTATGAAGCAGAAGCTGATGATTAAGGGTAAGTGGCTTCAGGAAGGATGCAGTATTGATAACAAAGGAAAAGTCAAAGGTAAAAAGAATTATACAACACATAGAGGGTTTTGGATTAACGCTTTGTATTCACCATGGTTAACGTTTTCAGAGATAGCTGCAGAATTTCTAAGCGTTAAGGGGCGAAGTGAGCTGTTGATGAACTTTGTTAATAGCTGGCTGGCTGAGGAGTGGAAAGAGAAGATTGAGGAAAGGAAACCGGAGAAACTGAAGAAGCTTGCTCTTGAGTATCCTGCCGGCACGGTTCCCGATGGCGCGATTGTTTTGACTGCCGGCGTTGATGTTCAACTCAACCATTTTTATTATGTTGTGCGCGCCTGGGGCGTAGGCTATGAATCTTGGAAGATTGAATCTGCTCTAGTTGAATCCTGGGAAGATATCTTTTTAATGTTTAATAAATATTATCCTTCTGAGATTCCAGGCATTGAGCCTTTTCAAGTTCATCTAGTTAATGTTGATACCGGCTATCATACAACAGAGGTATATGACGTATGCAGGGAATGGGTTGGTTTAGCCAGGGCAATAAAAGGGAAACAGGATTTAGGCGGGATGCTGTACAAAATGACTAATTTAGATAAGTATCCTAACGGGAAGAATATGCCTGGGGGATTAAAACTTTATAATCTTGATGTAACCCTTTTTAAAGATAAGGTCGCGCGTTTTATAAATACGGGGATAGAAGGCACAAGCAAATGGCATTTGCCGCGGGATCCTTCAGAGATGTATCTTAAGCAGATGTGCGCGGAAGGTAAGATTATAGAAAGAGGGAAACGCGGTCCGGGTCGCGAGGTGTGGAAAAAGCTTTCATCTCATTCCATGAATAACTTTTGGGATTGCGAAATTTATGCTACAGCTGCAGCCGAGATGTTAAGAGTTTATGCTTTGCGTGAAGAGGATAAGCCCAAGCCTGTAATTCTGAAGAGGCCGGAGAAAGCACGGAAAGGCGGTGGGTGGATCCGCAAACAGGGGGATTGGTCAAAACGTGGATAAGTGGGTAGAGAAGAAGAGCAATTGGCTGAATGGGCATGTGCCTAAGAAGAAAAGAGTAAAAGCTTCAGTTGACGATAAAAGCCATAACATCAACGGAGTAGTTTTTTATCCTATCAGATGCCCTGCGTGTGACAGCAAAAATGTTAAATGTTATTCAACTAGACCAAAATTACGTTATTATTCTTGCCGGCAATGTAAGCATAAATTCAAAGCTGTTGAGGCAGAATAGAATAATAAGTTAGTGCTATGCTGTAGCACCAACTATCTTGACAACCCCTTGACAAGTTCTAAAATATAAGTATGAGATAAAAATGAGGTAATGAATGTCAGCACCGACAAAACAAACAATACTCGATAACGTTGAAACGGCTATCAATGCCATTATGTCCGGCGGTGCTGTTCAGTCTTACAATATTTCCGGCCGAAACATTCAAAAGTATTCCCTAACAGAATTAATGAATTTGCGTACTCAGCTGAAAAAAGAGATTAATGCGGAGAGTTCAACGAGTGCGACAAATTACGCGGGGTTTGATAGATAAGAATGAAAGCTGAAAAAAATACAAAGAAAAGTTTTAGTGAAAAGTTGTCATCCGGGATTGACCGGGCAATCGGTATTTTTTCTCCAAAGACCGAAGCGAAAAGAAAATATTTCCGATATGTTGGCAAGTCAATGTTTGGATCTTACCGCGGCGCTAAGGTAGATAGATTCCGTAGTTCATGGGGTCCTGGAGGAGGTTCAGCTGATCAAGACCTTTTAACAGACTTGCCGCGACTGCGCGAAAGAAGTAGGGACTTGATAAGAAATGACGCGATTGCTTCCGGTGGCATTGAAACTATCATAACGAACATTATCGGGTCGGGAATAAAACTTCAAAGCAGAGTCGATAAAGAAATTTTAAAGATTAATGAGGACTATGCTTCTCAACTGCAAAAACAATTTGAAAAGATATGGGCAAGATGGGTGCCGTATGCTGATGCTGGCGGCCGCCTGGATTTTTACGAGATTGAAGAGCTGGAAGAAAGGTCAAGGTTTGCTAACGGTGAAGCAATAATCCTACCGCTAAGAATTAAAAACCGTAACCGGCCGTACAGTTTAGCTCTGCAAAGTATAGAATCCGACAGATTAAGCACTCCCGGAGGACTCTACGGAAGCAAAGATATCCGTTCAGGAGTTAAAATCGGCAAATATGGCCAACCAATAGAATACTGGATTAAAAAAACTCATCCCGGAGACTGGATATTTGGAAGAGGCAGCGGAAATGATATTGATAGTTATATCAAGTATCCGGCCAGAGATAAGTTCGGAGTAAAAAAGATTTTTCATCT